CCAGTACGATCTTGATGTCTTCTTTCTGCTGTGAACTGCGAGTAACAGCAGCTCTGTTATCAACGTAAATGATATCACCGCTATATTTTTTCACCTCTGGGTTAGCAACACCTTTTACGAAACTCATCCCTAAATTATAAGTCCTACTATTTATCGAGGTAGAAAGACCAGGCGATAGAGAAGTTCCGAAGTTGGTATCTATATTTAGATTACTTGTTCCGCCAAAAATAGTTGTTCCAGCTCCAGCCGCAGGGTCAGCGTTGAATCTGAATAATTCAAATCCATATGAGGGTGCGGTTCCATCTGTAGATATCGCAAGTCTTCGGTCTTGCCAATATTTAAGAACACCTGTAGTTGCGTCATAATTAATCACACGACCAACGGCTGTTGAACCGATACCAATTTCCTGAGTTACCTCTGAATCTGCTGTAAATGTTGTGGTTGTAGATCCAGCACCAGTGAGTTTTAGTGCATAAACAGCACTCGCTTTTGAAAGAGTTAATTTATTATCAGATCCAAATGCAAGAGGGTCTCGACATAAACCAACACGAGAGAACTGATTTCCTGTGATAAAATCAGGGTTTGATGTATCGTTCTCTAAACGAGAGTAAATTAACACACGATTCGCACCAAGTTCTCGATACACATCAGCACCATGTCCATCTTGAGGTGGAATAATAACATTAAATGCAGCGTCTGTAGAACCCGATGGATTTGTTAATCCAACATCATTTAATCCAACAGAACCAAAAGTATAATTAGAACCACCGTTAGTTATTTCAACTGAGTCAATTTTACCAGCAGCGTTTACAACAACAGAACATCTACCACCACTTCCATCACCTTTAATGGGAACATTATTGTAAGTCGCAGCAGTTCCGTAACCAACACCACGATTTGTGATTGTAACAATCTTAAGTTGTCCACTCGTTGCAGCATTATTTCTAACTGCAGCCACGTCATTATTAGTTGACCAATTCTGTGGTAGAGGTATAAAACTTGTTGAATCAAATTTAATGATACTATTTGGATCAATCGTAAAGAGATACTTCCAAATGTATCCGTCTCCAGAAGCACCAGCAGATCTTGGTTCTAAATCTGTAAATAATGGTTCATCAAGAGATGGTCTTCCAGTAGTGTTTTCTGGGTTTGTTCCATTCTGCAAACAAACATAAACACGGAAGTTTTGATTCATTACATAATAATTTGTGTCATACAAATTAGTTGAACTAGTTTGTGGTGACAAGTTTGACCGAGAATAATCGTCTCGATACATCTCATATGTTGTACCTGATGACCAAGTTATTTTTCTAACTACTCTTGCAATATCATCTGAATTCAACTTCTTGAGTGCGATCATTGTATCCCAATAATCATTCTCTTCACTAAAAGAATCTTTTGGTGATGGTGGATTTTCACTCCAATCTGACTGAAAATCTGCTGGGTTAGGAAGACCAATCCACGCATAATAACTATTCGTAGTTGAAGCTATCCCCGCTACAAAATTCTCAGAGTTTAATATTCGCAGTTGATCAGTTATAATTGCTGACATTTTATCAATGACTTTTTGTTTTTATTTATATTAAGAATAGGACTCTTTTAAATCACTGGTTCTAATGATTACAGGGCCAGTCTTAATTCCTGTGATACCATCATTGGTAATCGCTGTAAATGCTTTGGTATCCTTCTTAACGAAGTCGTGCAAACGACCCCATGAGAATTTACCAAATGACCCACTTCCAATACCAATACCTTCAGTTGAACTAACACTTACAGTCACTCTTCTTAAAGCGGTTGCACCAATTCCAAGAGCGGGCCCTTGTATAGTTTTAGCACTATGCACTTTGTATATATTATCTAGGAAGGAAGTTCCAATTCCAACTGTTGTAATTCCAATTGGATTATCATATGATGTTAATCCATTTCCTACATTACTATCAAATACAGTAAAGTAATATCCAGATGCAATACCACTCACAGTTACAGCAGTTCCCACGACTGATGCATCACGAAGAACAGATCCTTTTGGAATGAACAAATCAAACTGTAAAGCTGTTCCTATTCCAGCGACAGTTGATGTTCCGATTCCAACCACTTCACCAAAATCACCTTGATATTTAATACTGGATAATTCATCTTGAGTTACAGCCTCTGGTTCAATCATGACTAGTGGTGGACTAGTATGTGTATATCCGAATCCAGCATATGTGACTGTGATTGCAGATATTGTTCCAGCAGCAGAAACTGTTGCATCAGCAGTCGCATTTCCTGATGTTGTTCCAACTCCAGCGGTGATTGTTCCAATTCCAGCAGTAACACCAATTGAAACTTTTGGTGCAACAGTGTATCCAGATCCTCCATCAGATATTACAACACTAGTTATTGAACCACCAGCAGAAACAACTGCTGTTGCAGCGACTCCAGTTTTAGTTGTACGATCAAGAATTAAAACTTTTTGTTTTACTTCTACAATATCATCAACTTGATTAAATAATGGAACTGCTGTATCAGTAAAGACTTCACTTGAACCAGCAGATACACTCTTAATAATATATGCAGTGGGTCTAATATTAGCCTCTAATTCAACTCTATCTTTACCAATTCCAATATTATTTACGAATACATCTTGTATTTGTTTCTTCCAAGTAACTGGTCTTTCAAGTGTTCTAACAGTTGTGATTCCAGCTTTAACATAGGTATTTGTAGTTACTGTGTCAGATGTTGTGATGCCTGTAACAGTCCTTGGTTCTTGTTGGAACGCATCATTTAAACCAACATCAGGATATTTATTAATTGTTAGTTGATCACCAGTTTTAACTGTTTCTAAAATATCAACCTCAAGAACATCATCATCAGAAGCACGATAGTAGTAAATTCTTAATTTGTCATCTGCTTTTGGAGCTTCGGAGAATGTAATTTGTGAACCACCACTATACACATAACTCTCATTAGGAACTTGAAGAATATCATTTAAGAATATTAAAGTATTATCTGCAACTTTGATTGGAGATCCTTTTGCAGCCCTTATGGTAATTGGTGTTTCAACTGCACCAATGGTTTTTGTTATTGGGAATGATTTTCTGTTACCATCAAATAAATCCTCAAAAGTGTTTAATTTTTCTAATTCACCAAATGTGAATCCAGCAAAACTATCATTGAACGTATCAAGAACAGTTAATTGGAAAGTTTTAAACGCAGACCCAGCTGATGCATCAGTTGGAATACCAGCTTGGCCACCTGTTTCCAACGTAAGAACATCATTAATTTTATAATTATATCCGAAGTTTGTAATTTGGAAACTAATTATACTTGTTGCAGCACCAACACGAACTGATATGGATGCACCGATACCTGTAGAACTACCAACTAATCTTAAGTTTTCGTAGTTAAGTGGTTTTTCAAATTCAAGAACTGGAGGAGTTGCAGAGCTAAATCCAGAACCACCACCATTTGTAATTGTGACAGATGTAACTATACCAGCAGATACATTCGCCTTACCTATGGTCACAATACCAGAACTACCACGAGCTCTGACAAGTATATTTGTTTGCAATCCAACTCGATAACCAGAACCACTATTTCCAATCGATACAGATTCAACAGTTCCAGCTGCAGACACAATTGCGGTTCCACCAGCAGCGACTAAAGGTTGATAACCAAAGTTTGTGGTTTCACCAACAGAAACAATGATACCACCTCTAGGAACTGATGATATGTTTACATCATAATTATTTGTAGCACCGACACCTGTGAAACTAACAGAGGTAATACCAGCAGTCTCAACGATATTATAATCATCATTTGGATTCTGGAATATCTCATTCAGTAAAATGACACCAGTGTTAGTTGCAAATCCAGTTACGTTTGAACCACCAGACTTCAAGATAAAATTAGTTGCGATTCCTGTGAACTGTTCTTCCACAGTGTCAAACACAAAGTTATCTGCGTAAGTTTCTTGTGTTCCGCCAGGAACTCCAGTTCGAGTGAATACTCGACCAGCAAATGTGGATGTGGTTGTTAGTCCAGCTGGGCCTTTTTCACCTTTAGGTGGATCTGTAAAGTTAATTGTATCTTCAACAATCTGATAATTACCTAAGAACTTAGTGACGGTATCACCAGCACTATGATTTGCAATTGCAGAATTAAGTCTTCCTCTTCTCACAAGTATTTGATTTGTAGATCCAATACCAACAGTATCAATCTTCATAAACTCATCATTAATCTTAATTGTATCACCAGAGAAGAATGACGATATACCAGTTATCGTAATGAAGTCTGTTTCTAAAGCCGCATCAAACGATAGTTTAACATTTACAGGAGACTGTATGACTGGACTTTGAATATTATTATCAAGAGTTATCAAAGCCTTAGAGTTAAGATTCTTTGAAGTAAATGAATGAGTTGTTCCAACTCCAACAGCAGATACATCAATTACTTTTGGAATGGGTTGAAGTGCCTCAGTGGCAGTTCTAGAAACTTTAAATTTGTTTTCTGCGATTTTAACTGCAAATACAGTGGATGGTAATTTAGTAGTGACACCGATTCCGCTAATTGTTGTTGCTGCGATACCAATACTCATTGTTGTACCAGTACCAGTTGGTGTATAGGTTAATTCTTCACCAGTCTGGAAGAAGTGATTATTAACTACAAATGTGTCATTTGTAATATCAACCACAGCAGCATCTGATGAATCAAACGTTTTATGGAATATTGGATCTCCAGCATGTTTTAGAGGGAATGAAAACTTGATGTCATTTTCTGTTCCAGTATATGAACCCTCAGCAGATTTTAATCTAGAGTCTGTAAATGTAACAAATCCAACACCACCAGTTCCAGATTCATTAAAGTTATATTGGAATACTTTAGTTGTGATTGCTGTATTTGCTGGAGGAGTTAAACGAAGTTCAATATCACCACCAGTTGCAGATGAATATCCAACACCAACAGTTCCGATACCAGAGAAACTGGTAACATTGGTGGAGAAGTTATCCATATAACCAAACTCTGTAAAGTAAGGTGTTGTACCATCATGAATCGCTGTTACTTGAGTGACAGCGTATTTGTCATTTGTTGTATCATGTATTTCAATTAACGCATCAAAGGCTGTATATGTGTTTGAATTGATTCCACTAATTCTTGTTGGTTGTGGAGTTCCTGTTGCAGCAATATCAGTTGTTGTAGTTAATATCTCTGTTAGTGATATGGTTGTGCTTCCAATACCTGTCGCAGTTGAACCTATTGATGTTTGGTGAACTCTCATTGTTACACCAATTCCAGTCTCAGGTGTAAAGTAGACACTTGTAATGCCAGATCTAACATCTGCACCAAATGTTCCAAGACCCACACTCGGAGCGTTAGTTCCAGATATATTATCATTAATCATCTGTGCATAGTCTAAGAGATAGACCTCTTCACTATCATTCAAAACAACTAACTCGTTTATTTGAGTTCTCTCCTGACCACCTAATTCCTGTGTCTGTACAAGTAACTTAGTGGTTGTAAATGCAGTGGTTCCAAAACCCACAACTTGAACTGGAGATGGATCTGTTGATCCAATACCAGTTGATGAAGATATAATACTAACGCCAGTTCCAACAGATATCGAACTTCCAATATCTCCTACAGCTAGTTTTGTATTTTTAAATGTTTCTTGTGCAAATATTCTTAATGCATAGTTGTTAAACTTAGATTTGGCTGGAACAAATCTTAAGTTTCCTGTTGTCCCTGATACTGCAAAATCAAAATCACCAAGATCAATCGATGTTTCAACACGACCAAACTTCATCATATAACCAACAGATCTATCATGAAGTAGATTAACCTGAATTATTTCTTTTTCACCTGAAAATCTAGTGTCAAAAAGTAGCACATAGAACTTAACACCATCAACTTCATCAATATCAAAAGCAAATACATCAGAAAATGCAGTCGCACGAGGTAAGTCATTAAACTGAGAACTTACACTATCAATTGAGATTGCTCTGTTTGTTCTTGATTCAATATAATCTGTTAGAATTCTGTTTTTAAAATTAATTTCATCGGAAGCAAATACTCCAGAGATATTTTTAGAATTCTCTGTGACTAAATCAAAGTCATATGAATTATGAAGAGATTCATTTTCACTGACTAAATCAGCAACCACGATAGCAACAGATGTTGAAACTCCAACAGATGCGTTGTTTCTATTTTTATCATCAGTCGATGCAGTTGATACAATAGTTACATCTGCAAAGTTTCTGAATCCAACAACATGTCCGAGACTATTAACAGGATCCTTCCATGTATCATAATCAATTGGACTCTGTAAAGAATATGCAAATGTTTGATAGTAATCATTATCTGCAAGTTTTTGTAATTCTGTGTTTAATTTTCCAGTTTCTTTACGGAAACCACTTCTAAATTCAGAATTTGAATCAATATTAAAAGTGGAATTGAACTTAGTTGTTTGTTCAATTAATGCAATTGATTTAGATGATTCGCCATTGATTGACTCTCCGACATTAAAAGTATCGTTTGAAAGAACTTTTAGATACTTGTTGTTATCATTCCATGCAACAACTGTTCCTTCCTTGTCACCTGTGCTTACTTTTTCTCCAATACTAAATTGATTTGTATCGACACTTATATCAAATGCAGCAATGTTTACAAATGGTATCGCTTGTCCAGAAGATGAAGATCCACTAAAGATACCTGGCTGTGTAACTGATCTATCTAAATTATATGATACAGTTGCATTTCCTCCGCCTGGATTGGTGTTTACTCCAGTGATTACAAATGGTTCGTAATTGTAATCTGATGAATTAAATCCACTTCCTGTTGATCCAATACCTATGTTTTCAACATATAATTTTTCTCCTAACTTAAATGGATATGTTGTGGAGTCATACCCACCTTCAAGAGTTAAAGTCACTAAGTTAGTGCCACTTGTGAATGATAGATCTTTAACCTTGATTCCATTATTATTATTCGTTGCAATAATTCTTGGATTCGTATCATATAATGAGTTTGTATTTGTTAGAAGTTTAACTTTAGATACAGATGTTCCTTGCAATTCTACAGTTGTTAAGACTTCATCTTTGACTAAACCAGTTACACGATCTATGACAACAATGTTTGGTGGTTCAAGATAGTTTTTACCACCAGAACTAATACCAATACTTGATATCTTAGATAATCTATCTAATCTTAAGATTTGTGGTAATTGTACAGATGGTTGAATTGTTTTATCTGCTGAATAATCGAATCCTAAGTTTTTAATCGTATATCTTCTTAACTTACCAGTTTCATTACTGTTTAATCTAACTACTCCACCCACTCCAAGAGTAGAACCAATCGAAGTAACGACTGGAATATTTTCATAATTTCTACCGTTTGATATAATTCTTATTTTATCAATCGCACCAATAGCACTCGTAGATGATGTGGCATATTTTAAAGTTGTAGCTTCATCCTTTGTATAACCATCTTTTTCTGGTTGGGATGGTAACACGAATGAGAATGTAGTGCTTCCAATTCCTGTAATTACATAATCACCGTTGTAAATACTATCTGATATTTTTAAACTAGAATAATTAATAACGTCTGTATCAATGATTGGATTTCTTTTAAATGGAGCATTAATACCTAAGTTAACAGGTGTTAATTTATAGAATAAATCTTCTGGAGTGTTTGATGTGACAGAAAGATCAACTCTCGCAGTTGTTGTTACGCCAACTGTCCCTACACCAACAACTTGGAATCCATCATCTTCATCGTTGTTAAAATATGGATTTGTAAAGTTTGTATCTCTGAATAACTCAAAATCAAATACTTGTCTTCTCTTTCCAGATATAACTTGAGTTAAGGATGTGTCTGATACAGCAAATCCAACTTTATAACCACGAGTCAATGACAATGATGGATTGATGAGAGCAACTGTGTGTCCTGACCCTGTGGATGTAAATGATATAACATCTGGTATAAGTTTTTTTGATTTAAATGCAGTTTCAGATAATCTAAATGAATTATTATCTATTCTAACAACAAAGTAAGTAAAATTACTCTTCAGAGGATTAATTGTATTTGCAGATTTATAAAGAACCTTATCACCAGTTTTAAATCCATGATTTACAAATGTGATTGTATTGGATGTCGTATCAACAGCAGATGCACCAAAATTAATTGGATTAACAAAAGTTCTTCGAGTTGTATCATCAAACTGAATATCAAATGATGTAGTAATGCCTGGCGTTACAGATAAAGAAACACGATCATTAGCTTGTAGTTTATGTTCTTCCTTACAAACTACAGTTCCAACTACTTTTTCTACAAAACCTGTAATTTCAGTATTTGTGGGTTTAAAGCTGTGAACTTGACCGCTTCCAAAATCATCAAAGAATAAACGATACGCTGTTGAACCAATACCAGTTATTGAACCAGTAGATCCAATTCCTAAAGGGTTGGTTGATATTCCTAATAAATCTCTACTCTCTCTAATCGCAAATACTGGAGAATTATTAGTTAATCTAAAATTAGGTACTGCATCTATTCCATTAGAAACTAAAAGGGGAGTTCCATCATCACTTGAGTAAATAAGTTTTTGACCAGTTACAAATCCATGATCTTGTAAGAAGATATTTTGAGTTGGAATGAATCTTTCTGTTGTTCCACCACCAACTACTCGATATGAATACCTGACTGTTGAACCAATACCAACACCAGATGCTGTCCCTATCGCAACACTTTCACTGGGATTAAAATAATAAGGGATATTAACTCTTGTTTGAATATCGGTCTTAATACCAATATTAAATGAAATAGTTCGATTTAAATTTGTAACTAAAGAAGCGCTAGTGTGTGCAGTTCCTAAAACACCATCAAACTGTCTCTTAACTCTGATCTTTCCATTAACATCATCAATATTAAGAACTAGAAATCTTTCTGTGGTAATGCCAAGAACATCATTCGCTGCAACTGAGTTTGGAGATAAATCACCAGATACTGATATACTTGTGACGATTCCAGTTGCAGTTGTTGTTCCAATACCTGTGCTTAGTCTTAAAAATGAAGTGCCGAATCCAATTTGATGTCTTCCATCAAGTCTTCTTAGAGTGTCTGTAGAGAGACCAGAAACAGTAACAATATCACCAACAACTAAATCATGAGGTTGAGATGATAATCCAGTTACACCTCCATTTGACCTATCATATGTAAATACTACATTTTCAATTTTAACTACAGTTGACGCAATCGATATTATTTCCTTTCCTTCTACTGTTGATATTTCACCAGAAAATCCATTTCCTTTTCCTATACTTGTGACTCTGAGATCATCTTTAACTTGATAACCAGATCCAGCACTTAGTATTTCATATTGATTGATTCTACCAGCAGAAGCATAATTAACCTCTATTTCTTGATCAACTAACTTTCGACTATCATGAATACCTTCGTAGTCAACACCAGATCCTTCAATTTTATAAGGATTTGTATTTCTACGAAGATTCAATGTGTTTAAATCTAAGTCTTGATTATTTGTTTCAATAAAGTTCCAATCGTCTGGTTTTGCAGCGTAATTTTCACCAATTAAATATGGGAATACTGGAGCACGGAAGTTCTTAAATGTTCCACTCGTTTCATTTTCACTTGGGTTGATTGTTGCAAAATAAGCAAAAGTTCCGTTTGGATAATCTGGAGTAATACAATATCTACCGTTATTTTCATCTAAATCACCATCACCAAGATATTCATAGTCCTCAACAAAAAATCCAAGAGGGAAAGTAGATATTGGAGGGCCATTCTCTCTCGTGGTTTTAAGAGAGTAACCAGATCTCATAATTCTTACAACACCACCATCTTTTCGATCATATCCATATGGGCCGTAAATTGGATTGCCGTCATATGCCCAACCAATAATAGGTGAATGATTTAAAGATACTTGTTCCGCATTGTTTAAAATATTTAAATCATTTGAAGTATAATCTATAGTTCCGTCACTATTCTTTGATTTTAATATTTTTCTAAGACCTCTTGGTGCATAGAATGATGTAAATTTAATCCCCTCATCATTATCACCTCTCGATAGGAAACCATCATCTCCATAGAATATATCCTCGTATCTTTTAACATTATTAACCGCCCAAGATCTAATCTTAGGTAAGAATATCGCACCAGTGCCAGGAATAATTTCTTGAACAGCTACAGTTGCAGTTGTATATCCAACACCACCATTATCAACAATAACTCTGTCAACTCTTTCATTACTGATAGACGATATAATTTTTGCGCCAGCTCCATCACCTAATATTTCTAAATCAGGTGTGGATGTATAATCTGAACCAGAACGAGTCACAATCACAGACTGTATTCTACCATTAGTTACAATAGCTTTGTATTCAGATGATGACCCAGAAGAGACACGAACTTGAGGTGGAATACTAAAATTAAAGGTTGTATCATTTCCATATCCAAGGCCAGGTTTCTCTACATTAATCGATGTTATTGAACCTCTTACGATTGGATTTACTATTGCATGATAATTTTCTGGATGTGATGTATTGATTCCAATAGTACCCTTAACATTAACTTTGATTGGAGGATAATTAAATACATGATCTCCAGAACCAACCGAAGTCATTCCAACAAATTGTTTTGATAGGTAATTTAAATTTGATAGAGTGCTTCCAATACCAGCAGCTGCAAGTCTAAAACGGTTATCACTTATTTTTAAAACATAATAATCTTGATCTGTATCCAAACCACCAATCTTAACTTCATTATTTGAATAACGAATGAGTTCTCCGTCTTCAAATCCATGATTGGTATATTCAATAAAATCAGAATATGTATTAATACCAGCAGCAGGAACTAATCTTCTTTTATTTTCATATCCCTCGCCAGGGTTTTCAATAATAATTTGACCCAAAACAAACTTTTTATTTACACTCTGAAATCTTTGTGTACCATCAGCAAATCCAGTTAGATTAAGTAAGTTTGACTTGGTTAATGCATCATTCTCATTATTTGCAAGTTTGATTGTTGTATTGTTAACTCTAGATACAAAATAAACAGACTCATCAACTAATCTTTGATCTGGTGTTTCTTGAATTAAAGTTGTAGTAATACCAGCACTTGCAATACCAATTGAACCAGTATTAAATGTTTTATAGATTACAGGTTCACCATCACGGAACTTATGGAATGTTCCAAAACCAACAGTGTCTTCTGAAATACTGATTGCATTACCTGTTGATGATGCATCAAAATCCATGAAGTGATCAACTAGTTTTAATCTCGCTCTTGCAATTGCATTTTGACCATTACCACCACTAATTTCAATCTTAGGTGGTGCAGTATAATCAAAGCCTGGATCTATGATGTCGATTCTTTCAAACTGACCTTTAATATTTGCTGTCGCACTCACACCAGCACCAGTTAAACTTTCAAGACTAACTTTTGGTGGATTGATGACATCGTATTGAGAACCACCTTCTAAAACATCGATAGTTTCAACACCACCAAAAAATATAACATCACCAGACTTATAGTTTGATATCTCTGTACCATTTACAAGCATGCCAGTGGTGCCTGGCGCTGTCTCACGCCTCGCCCCGTCAAATACTGGATTCAACGGGAATCTCTTCAATAATTTCTGATGATCTAATTTTTTACCAGCTAAGTCAGGAACGGAGATTTTAAATGTACCATCTCCAGTTGCATCTACAAAATCACCATTTACCAAGTCGGGTAAAGAGTTTGCAAGACGAATATTATTAGAATCAACACGACTTACATAATAATTTTTACCATCAATTAACTGACCTAGATTACCACTTACAACACTATATGTTACAACTTCTCCAGAGTAGAATCCATGATCTGCTGCACCCTCTGTAACCTGTATTAATTGTATAAGGTCTCCGCCAGTGGCGCCAGTCCACGTTATAGAACGGTCTGGTGCAACTATAGGTTCATTACCTAAACTTGGAATTGATGGTGAGGCAACGTATGCATGAGGATGTGGTGGTAGTGCAAGTGCGTTATCACTATCATGATCATACACATTTTGAACATCAGTTGTATATTTTGTAATATTATCATGAAGAGAACTATTTCCTCTTTTCAACCTTCTTCTTATGAATGCAAAATTGTTTATACCAACGCCAGGCAAATCACCTAAAACAAATGATGAACTACTAACAACACTTAAAACACGGCCTAGTGCGACAAAATTGGATTGTCCATCCAAAACTTCAATTGCATCTTCCTCTAAGAATCCATGATCAGAAAGAGTTGTAACATTAAAACTACTGTTTGATTGTCTTATAACTGTTTTTGGAGTAAATTTAACGGCTGTGTTATAAACATATGATCCAAAATTACTATCTTCTGCACTTTTGTAAGCACCATATGTTCCAACTTTAACCTTATCACCCTTGTTAAAGTAGAAAGTTGAATCTGGTATCGGAAAATCTTTTAAAACACCAGTAATTAAAACTTCTATTTTCTTTGTATTATTTGCAAAAGAATATCCATATGCAACATTATTATACCTTACATCATCACCAATACTTAAAACATCACGAGCTGTGTCTACTCCAACAAATTGATTTGCGGTTTTACCTCTATAAGTTACAACACCAGCAACACTCGCTGTTGGTAATGATAAAGAGCCACTTGTTGGGAATCCAACTGTGGTATCAACTGTAATTACAGTGCCGCCAATTGATACAGGGTTAATAACACGAGTTCTGCCTGGAACTATAAAATTACCATCAATTGAATCTTTCGATACACTTATCTGATAATAATGTTCTCCACCATATAAAAAGTCTTTTACATCTGATATCGCACCAGAAGCTCCACGAATATTAATATCGTCTTCATCAATATCTTGAAAAAGAGTTGATCCTTTTAAATCACGAGGATCGCCTGTGATTGGTTTAACTACAAAATCTTGTGCAAATCCATAATCAGCATCAGATGGTTTAATTAAGAAGTCAGATGGTTTGATAATATTGACCTCTTTACCATATAATGCTCTGAATAAAATTTTATATGACTCCTCTGTTCCTTTTGTCTTATAAAAATCCTTTATTTGTCGAATAAACTTAACTTGATCTAAATCACTATCTAACTTACGATTTTCAAAACCACTCGCAAAAGTTGTCTTAAGTTTATTAAAGAATTCCTTAATGAAAAGATTTGATAAATTATGAACTTTTGAACCACCAGTATGTGCAGCACCAACTGATTTTTTAAACTCAACAAGATCTGGTTTTGTAGGTTGATCGAGATTAGTTACACCACTAAATCCACGAATACATCCTGTAAATGATGTTGTTCCAATTCCTGTGTATGTGATGATTTCATCATCAATTTTTAAAAGACCATACTTGTTTGGATAACCTTTTGTCGAATCTACAAAAATTGTAGATGAGTAAGATTCAGTGTTTGTTGATAATCCAGTAAATTCAGTAAGTGCAGAACCAACATATGTTTGCAATTTAGTATATCTGTCAAGATTTTCAGCGACGTTGATTGAACCACCCTGATATTCTTGAGAGATATAGTATTGTTTCATAAAATCCACAAAAAGTGGATTTTCAGCTTGCACAAACTCAGGTAACTGATTCTCAATTACCTGATTAATTTCGACTCTTTGTATTGAGGTGTCTATCATTAATATCCGCCGCCAGAACTAGATCCACCGCCACCACCAGATGATGTGGTTGTAGTAGTGGTTGTACTTGATGTTGTAGTTGATGTTGCATATGTACCACTACTTGATGTTGTTGTTCCAGTTGATGAAGCAGTAGATGGTAAAAGCGTAGAACCAGTTGTCACTGGAGAGTTGGATTTTCTCGTGAAAGTTGGAGTATAATAACTGTGTGTATGAACAAATCTTGATCCAGACGTATTTTCACCTGATGCGATTAAATCTTGAACCATATTGATTGTGGTATTTGTCATATCAAACTTAACATATAAATCTCGAAGACCAACGATATCATTTGAGTGTGGAATTGCTTGAATTTCAATCACACCGTTTGCAATCACTGTTGAAGTTATATTTACAGTATCTATAAGAATTTCACCATGCATATAATCGACTGTTCCAGCATTTTTCTTTATAATGTTAGGAGTTCCACCCTCTGTATAGGTAAAGAAGAATATTCTACCTTTTTCACGATTAACTACTTCATCTGCAAGATAAACAGTTCCTGTGATACCCTCAATTGTAAATCCAGTGGAAACCACGTTGTAAGAAGACTCTTGAGTATGGAACATATTACCATAACAAATTTCATACTGTGCAAATTGACCTAAAACTGCTTTTAGATTACGTCTAATCGTTACAAGTGTAATATTTGATGTAATTGAAGAATCAACACTATCAATTAAAGACACAGCCTTACTATATTTGAATCTACCACCAAATTTATTCACATCAATCGAACGAGAATACTGTGTTAATGCGTTTGAAATGCCAGTCTTAAGAATATCTGGGCTATCGCTTAAATTTGTATTATAATATGGTGTTGTATTGATTTCAACATACAAATATTTTAAATCAATGAACTCTGGTACAATTCCAGCGACTGCATAACTTTTTAAACGTTGCACTAACTCTCTTTTTGTCTCATCTGATAAAAAATCACCATTTCGAGGTTTTACGGAAATAAAAACCTTACCAAATCGAGGTGGACTCATTTCTTCACCACCAAAAGCAGTTACAGACTCTACGTTAGGGTAAATATAACCTAAAACTGACTCATAATCGGACGCCGTGACTGCACGATACTGTGAGGAGTAAATTCTTGGTGCATAATACTTAATTGATGATATAGATTCGATTTCATCACCATCTCTCGACTTCTCAAGTGTCTCAATTAGTGAGACATCAGCTGCATCTATCGAACCACCATCTTGATTTGTAATATTTCCTACAAAACTAAATTCTGAAGCGTCATTTCCTTCTTTACCAGAACTTGTTATGTAACTTACGACAATATAATTATCATTTGATAATTTTTTACCAATTACGTTATCACCAAAAATTAATTCGTATCTTTCATCTTCAATTTCCTGTAATAAGTAGGAATTTGATGTTGATGTAATTCCAATGATATTATCGATTTGTTTATATGTTACAACTGAAGTTGAGCTTTGAGATGGACGAACTCTAACCTTTATTGATGATGTATCAATGTAAGAATTGTCAAGAATATATCTTTGGTTGAATAAAGAAGAGTTTTCAGTAAAATATTGTGTTATATAAGTTCCTTCATAAATCTCAATATTGTTAAATTCAGCAAAACCATTGTTAACAGGAACTGTAATTGATTCTGGAATTGAAAAAATAAAGTTTGAGTTTGTTCCAACACCATTACAAACTATGCCAGCGTTTAAAGTGAGTGTTGAGGTCTCTACTAATCCACTTACGTTAAATGATACTCTTGCTCTTGCTGCTCTTCTTGATCTAGGAACATATCCAATGTTTCTGGCAAGCGAAACAACGTTTTCTCGAAGTGTAGCGGAGTCAAGAAAACACTCATTCGCTGCCATATTTGTATTATATGCAGTAATGTATGTATTATATGCCAGTGCATCAATAATTATTGAAAGGTTTGACCCCTCAAAATCATAATCAGTAAAATTAGTGTTAGCCCTCAGATAATCTCTGATAGACTGTCGTATGTCAGCATAATCTAAATTAACATATTGTCCGAAAGCCATTATACTCTAGCTGGTTGTAGGAGAACGTCTACTGTTTGTGATGAGTTAGCCATTCCTGTAATATCATATTGAATTGTTGCATTCAGTTCATTACTATCAGGATAAGTTGAAACATTCACTTGTATATTACTAATTCTTGGTTCATAGTTTAACAAAGTTGAACTAATCTCATCAGAAATTCTAATATGATCCAATGGATTAGACAATTCAAACAAAGAGTTGTTTATACTAGTTCCAAATAAAGGTACATAAGGTTTTTCACCAAGAATTGTAAAGATTATGTTCTTTACAGATTTCTTGATGGCATCTTCATTCTTTATTACCACCAAATCATTCGTCACAGGATGACGTTTGAAGGATAAATTGATATCTTTGAATACCCTAGAAGCCACTATTTACACAAAAAGTTTCCTGTTTTTATTTATACCGCTTTTTTTATCTTTTTACGACTCGAATTCGATATTTTTCTGATTCTAAAGCGTTAATGATATATTTAGCACTAATTCTTGGGTCTTTTTCGCCGCAAGTGAAGAAATCTGCGTTCATGCGACCCAATTCAGGCCAAGTGTGACAAGAAACATGACTTTCAGCGAGTGCAAAAAGACATGTAACACCACATGGATTGAATTTATGTGTATATTCGTTCAATATTGTCATCTCTGACTTTAAAATTGCTTTTGTAAAGATGTTTCGGAGGAAATTCGGGCTATTTAAGTCATCAAAATACCCATCATAGACATCTAAAATCAGATGTTCGCTCATTTCGTCCCAATTATTGTTCATTTAAGTCAATTTTAAAGTCGCCACCGTAAAAATCAACGTTCATATCAGTGCCTCCAACGCCTACATCACTAAAATTAGGACTAATATCCTTAACTTCGTACATATAATGGTCAGAAGTCTCAAGTTTTCTCTTATTTTCCACTGAATACACTGTCAAATCAATTTCATAGCCTGGATTTTCTTCAATTCTATCAAAAACCCATGCGTTATCGTACCAAATTATACGATTATTGGGATATGCATAGAAATTTCCTGTTTCAACCTTGAATAAATGAGCACATTTATGTTCTGGTGTCTCAGAAAAGTTCAAATCTAACACTGCTTTGTTCTCCCAAGACCAATCAAACGTCCACATATACGTTCCAACGACTCTTTTACCATCTGGTCTTATCAATTCTGCATCTAAACCCGCTAAACGATTCCTTCTTTGTACGTCAATGTAGGGAGAAAAACAATCCCAGTACATAATATCCTCTAAAGGTTCAATTTTAGCGTCAGGTTTCCAACAAAATGCGTGTAAAGGTCTTCTTGTCCAGTTTACGCCATTTTCGAGAAACGCTTCAAATAGAGGAACACGTTTCTCCATACTTGCGACAGAGTGAACATCACACTTAGTTACCTCTCCATGACCCTTTTTATGGTTATAGAGAAACTCATTTCGTATGTAAACTGACCAATCTGGTAAACTGTGATTTAAATATGCCATTTAGTGCCAAACAATATGATTATTTACAAATTTGTATGTGTTACTCACATCTGCAATCTCATATCCCTGTAGTTTTTGTTTATAGGGCATTGCAGGGCCAAGGTAATAATACTCATAACCAAGACGTTTATATCTTGCAATCTCACTTTTGTTTGCAATGTTACCCATTCCAAGTTTCGGATTTTGATAATCCCATGCAAAATAGGTTGCATAAGCTGAACTTGCACTTGGAAATAAAAAAGACACCGTGAAAGCACAAAGTTGATTGTTCTTATCATAGTATCCAATTCTTTCGGCAATATCAGCACAGAACTCTTCCTTGAAGAGTGGTATCATATCACCGAACTGTTTGTATTCACAATACTGAATATAGATTTTTGCACATGCTTCATAAGACTCTTCACCAAGTAAGGAATAGTTTGAGTATTCCTTGTAGTTGGTATCTTTGAGTCGAATTCGACAATCATGCTCCATCTCATTCAACATTACCGACCTTGACCTCGATATTTTTTCTTTCTTTTATTTCGACTTGATGCCGCAAGTATTGTATTGACCGAATTACCTTGACGAGTCTTCTTTGGTTTTGACTCAATGGTAGGCGTACCCATACTAAAACGAACTGCCATTATTTAATCCTCC